ACCAGAATAATGACATTAGTTGCTCCAACACATTGATTGATAGTCAGTGATTAAGCACCATTGGCCTAAGGCATCATCAAAGATGGCTTCATAACTATTGCCAAAGTCCTGAAGGATTGTGCGTGCCGCCATGAGGTTGGCGTAATTGTCAAACCAGTAAATGTAATCTAAATTGTAATTGACTTGACCTTCGAAACGTCCGTCCTGTGCTTCCCAGCCATTACCTTTGAACTGCATTGAGGTTTCGTTTAGGTTCTCAAAATCCTCTGCCATATCCATATAAACTGCCTTCATTCCGCCCATATTTGCCCCTTTTCCCAATTCGTTCGATTGGTTATGGCATTAGTGTTGCATGGATTTAGGCTGAGTCAAGGCTATTTTGATAACGAAATGGTAACAATTCTGCATCGTCCATCTGAACGTCAATATCCCTGCGTACAGGGAAAATGTCGCTAGCGAGGCCGCCCATAACGCTTACCGTGGACTAGAAACGTGCCATCCTTTTCGACATAAATCAGGTCAACCTGGACATTCTTGCCTACCTCTGTGACGATGGCGAAGGCTTGCTGCCAGTTGGGCATAGAAACGTATTTGGCGGCCTTTACATTCATTGCGTGTCCCACTTCAACTCCGTGCAGTACGCGCCTCACAGAGCCGTTGTAGGCCTCAGAAACGGCACTCCTGCCAGCACGATGCGTGTGGCCCATAATGGTTGATACGCCTGCCTTTTTGGCTTGGTTCAACGCGCTCATTCCTGGGTTTGGATTAAGCCCACCTAAATCTCCGTGAACGGCTATCCAGCCGCGAGCAATAGGGAAGGCTTCCTTATGGAATTGAATCCCTAGTTCATCGAGTTTCATGAACTTCTCAAACTTGAGTTCTGGCAAAGATAGAAAGGCTGGAATCTTTTTCATGATGACGTTATACAAACGGTCCGTGTGATTAGAACGAATGGAATGGGCTTCCTTGGCGTATTGAGTCAATCGCCATAACACGTCAACCGTGTGGTCACGGTCATCGGCTAGTGTCTGTTCGTACCAGCCTGGAGTGTTTTCTGTCCAACGGCTTATTTGAGGAAGGTCAATCTCATCTCCGATAGTAACGACAGAGTCGTGCTTAAACGCTTTTGCAAATAATTCAAAGTTTCGTACAACATGTGCATCCTCATAGGGACACTGAAGGTCTGGCCAAACGATAGTACGTTTCATTCATCCTCATCGTCATCCTCGTAATCGCCGAATTTTTCGGGTTCGATTGGGGTAGGCAAAATCCAAGCAGGATAGGCTTGTGGCTCTGTAATCATAAATAAAGCAACAGACTCCGAGAAGCCTGCCCTTTTCAATGACTTGTAATACTCATGCAACCCGATGCAAAAAGCATCGAGTGGTGAGTAGCCTTGTTCTTCTAAAGCCTTAGTTGCTTTTCTTGCCATAAGAGAATTGTTACCTCTCTAGAATACGAATTATTGTTTCGACACGCGCTTCTAATGCTGTAATTTGGTCACGCATTGATGACCCGCTATTTGGCTTTAGTTCGTTTAGATAATGTTTTACCAACCATTTGACTGCACCAATAAATGAACCAATAACGGTCAGTGCAGCAACTACAACACCCATCCAATCTGTTGGATTCATGAGATTTGGTCATCGGATGGGTCTAGGTACTTAACAATTGGTGCAACTAAAGCAGATGCAAGAACTGCATATTCAGGACGAATATCGGCAACTAGCGCAAGGCCTAAAGTAATTGCTGAAACTGCAACAGCCTTGAGGTAGGACTTAATTGCGTTCTTTGTGTTTTTAGTTATTTTCATTTCCTGCTCCTAACATAGGGATTTCGAACCACGAACCATTCTCATCGCCCTTTTTAGTAAAACTGACATGGATATGTTTATCGTGGCGATTAATGCCAGAATAAGTTCTCCAACGCCAAAGTGATTTAGCACTGGCAATTTTTCCTGAGTAAATGACGTACTTAATTCGCTTGTCTTTTTTGGCGCAAATGCGTATTTGGTCGGCAAGATAAGCACCTGTGCTGGCGCGTGAGTCGAGGTCCTTATCCACATCAATAGCCCTGACGTAGCCGTTAGCCTTATCGGGATTGTGGTCACTTGGACGCGAGGCATGTGCGGCATCGCCTATCCAACCATCGCTTTTACGGTCACGGTCAGGGTATGAATCATCAATCATTTCCCTTAATTGTTGACCTGCTTTACAAAGAATCGGCTTCATCAAAAATCCTTATGTGACTTGAATCAGAACAATTCCAAATGCAAGTTTCTTCATCAAGAATTGCTATTTCATGGCATTGAGGATAAATGAAAGCATCACGAATGGAGTCGTAAGTCATTCCTGCTCCAGCAAAGTTTTTCCTAATTTTTCCGTTGTAAGAAGTTTGAATCCAGTTTCCAGTCAAACCAATGCCATTGAGATATTCAACAGCGTTATCTTCTAAATCATTTGAAATTGCTATAACGCGAATAACAACATTGTTCTCATCAAGTTCTGCAAAGTGTGCCATTAGAAGTTAATGCTCCCTGTGCCTGTGAATTGGTAAATCTTATAACCACCTGAAGTTGTAAAAGTTGGCGAACCTGTAACAACTGCGTCACGATAAGTATCTGCATAACGAATAATGACAATACCTGAACCGCCATTACCACCAGCGCCGCCGTTACCACTTGTTGAAGACCCACCACCGCCGCCACCGCCACGATTAGTTGTTCCAGCAGTTCCAATTCCGACATTTCCTGCGCCGCCTGCGCCGCCGCCACCTGCACCGCCTGCGCCGCCTGTGGTAACTCCACCACCTCCGCCACCGCCCGCATAAGTTGTTGCTGAACCTGAATAAGAATTAGAAGTACCTGCGCCGCCTGCCGCGCCTGTATTTACTGTTCCGTTAGAACCTACGGCTGACGCACCGCCTCCTCCACCGCCGCCAGTTGCATTAGTATATTTAATACCACCATTATTACCTTGTGCTGGAGATGTAGAAGGCGTGTTACCTGAGCCACCTGCTGTTCCACCGCCACCGCCCGAACCGCCTGAACCAGCAGCAACAGAATAAGTTGCACCATATCCGCCGCCCGCTGATGTAATTGTAGAAAATACAGAATTATTACCAACAGTTCCATTTATTTCTGATGCACTTGTTGCACCACCTGCACCGCCTGCGCCTACGGTTACTGTGTATTCAGAACCACCGCTAACTGATAACGATGTGCCAGTTCTAAAACCACCTGCTCCACCGCCGCCACCGCCTGCTGAACCGCCAGCACCATTAGCACCGCCACCTGCACCAGCAACAACTAAATAATCAACGGTGGATGCAGCGGTGCCTGAACGACCACCAGCAAAAAAAGAAACCAATCCATTAAGCATTATGCAATCGCTCCAACAATATACCAAGTATCTGTTGCAGTTTTAATACAAGCGGCTGATTTATATTGTCCTAAAGTCGGAGATGCTGCTGTTGCTCCAGCGGATAAGACTGTTGTTGTGCCAGAAGTAACTGCTGAGATTGTGCAGACACCTGCACCGATATTAAGGACTGTAATTACAGTACCGATAGGAAATGCAACAGAGGCGTTAGTAGGTATCTTGAAGGCGATAGCAGTTGCCTTGTTCATAATCTCTAGGACTTGGTACTGGTCTGCTAGAACTGCTGTGTAATCGGCTGTATTGGCTGTGCCAACTGTGAAGGCTGTTAGGCCGTTGTACATGTTGGCTGTAAGCACATCACCTGTTGCTGCTGGAAAAGTTGGCATTATATCTCCTTAGTACGAAAGAACGCTAGTGCCTAGAATACCGTATAAAGTCGAATCCAGAATGAATCCATCAATAATTGGTTCTAGGGTCGTGAATTGGGTTTTCCAAGAATTAGGCGTAATGCTGTGAGCAACGCCAAACACCTGCAAAGTTTTGGTTAGGGCCGATGACCCTGGTTGTGTCGTTGTAATAGTTACAGGGTCAAAGAAGTCCAGGTCCAAGGCTGCAATGATTCCTGCGTTGTAATCTGCTGTATATAGGTCCAGCGTAATCGCATCGCATCGAGTTGTTGTTTCTGCTCTAGATGCCACATAAGCGCGAGCATAGTTTAAGGCGTCTGCATCTGAGTCCATCAAAAGGTTCTGTTGGTTGTATGAGTGAATGAAGTATTTATCTATTGAAGCCTGGTTAATGGCAGTCTGAGTTGTACCGCCTGTGCGAGTAATCTGTGCTGAGTTATAGATAAGCACGTCATTGAGAAGCCACAAAGCATTGAAGTACGGGATGCCTGTGCCATTATCATTGAACACAACTGGAGTGCCAGTCACGCTACTGGTTGTGAAGGCTCTGTCCTGGAATACAAACTCACCATTGGCATCGACATACAAAGAACCATATTCGCTAATCTCGACGGTCTGCATGGCTGCTAGGGCTGTTCTAGGGCTACCTGGGTCGGCCTGCATAGTTGTTTGACCAGCATCAATATCACGCATAGAAGCAGGCCATCCGATTTGGTCAAGAATCTTATTAATGCGTGTGCCTGATAATTGTCCTGCACCTGAATCTGTAACTGTTGATATCTGTGCGTTCTGTGCCAATCTGAAAGCGTCTACGGCTGTGATGGTTGTATAAACAATATCGCCTGTGAACTTAGGGGTTGTAGTTGAGTAGCCTGTAATAAATCCTGAGAAGATTGGGTAAGTTACTCCTGAGTAGGTTGCAGTTATCTGAACCTTACGCATTGGGTTAAGCAGGCCGTAATAGGGACTAGCAGTATTTTGTGGGTTAAAGTCACCGTTCTGGTCAACAATACGAAGGCTTAACTGACCTGTCTGGAATTGGTCAGCCTGTGCGTTGCGTCCTCTAGTTGTTTCCACTCTGTCAACCTGGTTGGACACGTCAACAATAACGGCTGTGCTATCGGCTAATACGTTTGTGCCAAAGATTCCTGAACCAATAATAAACGCCTGTGCAAAACTTGGACCAGTTGAAAAGTTAATTGTGGCATTGATTGTTGGTACTGCCACTAGATTGCTCCAGCGTAAGTGGTTGAACTTCCGTATCTGTTGAGGTCTTGGATAGCGTTCTGAACAACTGAAGCAATCTGTTGGTCACCAATGCCTGTTGCACTTATGTTGTAATTAATTGTGGTTGCATTTGCGCCTTGTCTGCCTAATGCTCCTAGGTGTGTATCTCCAAAACCCATGAAATCACTTAAAGAGTTTGCAGGCAAGCCAGCCGCAGCGTTGCTTGCAGACTCACCCATACGGAAACTGCCAACATTAAATCCACCATTGCCAATTAATGATGTAATGGTTGGGATAACGGTTGTCATTGCAAGCAGTGTTGCAAGCATTTGCTGCAATGTTGCAAGCCATTCATTAAATGGATTAGGAACATCGCCTAAATTAATCATGTCACCACGCAGTTGACCTAACAATTTTGCGTTTTCTT